TCCTTCAAGATATGAATTAAGTCCTGAAATGACGAGGACTCAGCATTGTATTCTTCAAGGCCACTCACGTTAATAGAGCCTATCATCTTACCGGTGCCCGCAGCTTTCTTCTGACCACGAACTTGATTGGTCATATTGTCGCCGATACTAGTGATGCTATCGACGATGATAGTCTTATACTTATGCCCCATCTGAAATTGCTTGAGCTTGGCATAAGGCTTATCCCAATCGTCATAGTCATCGTATTCAATTTCCTTCATATCTACTCCCCATCGTTTCGCGGGAAGCATTAGTGCCTGCATCTTTCTATCAGTAGATACCCAGTATTGCGGCGTAGGGAAAGACAGGGCTTGTGTAGATTTACGTGTCCCTGGCTCTCCCTTGAACATATAGAATGAGCCACCCATGTTAACTGTCGATAGTAGAGCCATGATTCTCCTACAGAAGTTTGTTGATTTCTTTTACAACGTTCTGGTGCTTCTTGACAACTTCCAATAAGAGACCAGAGTCTACGTTATCAAAGCCGTTCTGAGCAGAACTAATAATCAGGATGGTTACTTCCGTTATCAGGTCGCTGTCGGCTTTGTTTAATGCTTTGTAAGCATTCAATGTGTTTGTCGCGATTAATACTAGTGGATTTTCCATTAGTCACCATTGGTGTTAGTCTGAATTTAATTTCTCGTAGCCAGAATTTAACTACGTCCGGAATCTTCCATGGAATAATGGTTGCCATCCCCGAATCTACCTCCCCAACGACAGAGTGAATGTTGTTTTTCCCACCATTCGCCAAGAACTTGATGGCTCTTAGTGCTGCTAAGATAAACACCATTCTTGAATAGATTCAAATCGACGGCTAACTTGTCACAGTGTAGGGAGTTCTCAATCCCTAGTCCTAGTTTCGCGAGTCTCTTAGCTTCTTCTTTACTGCGTAGAGCCTCACCTAAAGTAATCTCATAACCTAATTCGTAGGCTTGAGTAATCAGGTCAGCAACCATGATAGCGAATAAAGATTGTTTCTGTCTTAGTGTCATTATCCACCTATCTTACCGGACAGGAATGCGGCGATAGCATCCGTAGCATCTGCACTCTTTCTTTTCTTAATGCAGTTACCGCAATGCGGACGTGTCATAGGCTTCTTACCAGAAGCAGACAACGTAGCTTTCGTGATAATCATTGGCTCGAAGCAACGATTGCATTCGCACATTTTTCCTTCCGACAGGTGGATAGGAATGTAGTGTGAGCACGCTGGTTTCATGCAGCGATAAACGAGATATTCTTTTTCAGAACCGATATCTACTTTCTTATATCGGTGTATGTGATTTGCAGCTTTAGTCATTTGTCATCTCCAAATACAATCGTCCTAACGACACGAACGATACGCATCGGGTATTTCTCTCCAGCATTCTCTCGGATATATTCGAGAGCCTCCGAATGCCGTTTCGTAGTTTTGAGGAGAATCCATTTTTTAAGGAACTTCCCCTCAATGTAGTAGTCTTTAGTCATCTTCAGTATCCTTACTTGCCCCGCCCTTCATTAGCAGGACGATTAGTATTATGAATGCAATAAGTAGCCACTCCATCATTCAGCCTCAGTTTCTGGCTCGTCATTAGTTGGATTCCATTCAGGCCCGATAATGAAGCGTTTCTTTATTTCTTCTTCACGCATATCGGGATTAGCGTCACACACATTCAGGAAAGCACAGTTACCATACTTCCCTTCGCAATGGTCATAGTTAGGCGGAAAGTGTCCGGCCTCTGCATACATTAGAAGGAGTTTCGCGTAGAATGGAAGTATCTCACTCTGCCACTCCAATAAGCGGGGAGCGGAGTAGGACACTATCGTTCGGATGAATTTCTCCTCAGGCTTTAATGTCTTTTGGAAACCTATCTTATTGATGTAGACTCCACGAGTTTTCATCAGTATGCACTGACCAGTAAACTGGTTATTCAGTGAGATAGTATTTCGATTCTGTTTCATCGTCTTGTGGTCTACCGGATATATCCCCTGATTGGTATCAGCAACCAAGTCCAGTTTGGCTTTCCACAATACGCGAACTTCATCATCCTCGTAGAGTATTTCACCCTTAACAACCTCTACCTCTAACGGAACCCAATGGTCATTCCGGAGGACCGTGTTGTTATACTGGTCAATAGTATCGAGAACCCATTGCCAGCCAGTCTTATACTTCTCCCGAGGATTGGTCATATCCGGTTCGCGCGGCGTCTGAGTAACGCCCGGAAACTCGAATGGTTTATGACCGCATGGTGGTTTAGGAAAATCTGGAGTAGGGACAAATTGTGCGCATCCCTTACAGCCCTTGATATACAGCTCGGCGGCTGTCATACCATAACCGAAGGCTTCCTTCTTATTGATGCGATTAATAATAGCGCGATAGTAGAACTCCATGAATGTATGAACGATGGAACCACACTCAAGAGAGTTAGACTTACCAGCAATAGATACGAAGTTATGATTGAAACGAAAATCAGCCAGACGAGGACACCCCATCAGCGTGGATAGTATCTGACTATCCATGATTACGTTCTTCTTTCCATATTGAGGAACTTGAACTATCTCCTCTAATGGAATCTCGTTTAGGGTGCGCTCGTCTGGTTGCATCATTGGATTGTCCTAGTTATTACACACAGTTGACGTTCTTCTGTTCTAAGTGAAAACCAGCCGGGTTCAAGAACATCGCCGTCATTATTCACTAGCATCGGGCGATAATACCAGTCCTCAAACTCCAACATATATCCAGAACCTACCTGTCTACCCTCGTGGTATACAGTAAGCCTAGTTATCACTCCTGTCGTTGGTGGCTTCCACTTTATCTTCATCGTCATCTCCGAAAAGTTCTTTCCATTTAGCAGGAGTAATACCACTCATGAGAAATTCGCGTTGTTCCGCGGGTAATGGATGAAAGGCTACTTGTGCGTATTGGCCCTTCATCTGCCAGTTATACCAAGCCTGACTAATCTGCTCGATATTCATGTGTATGGTGCATTTAGCACCGTTAGTCTCGCATGTCACTTCACATGACACACCAGTTATTTCGCCTACAATTTTATACTGTAGGCCCATAGGATTGATTCTCACCATTGTGTGTTCCATTATGTTTTCACCAGTCCTTCTACACCACGAGTGATGAGCCCACGACGCTGTGCTTCTGCAATAAGCGTCTCGTATTGAATGGGCCATTGAAGATAATAGTTAGCCATCTCATTGCGTGTCTCCTTATCGAAAGCACGCTCGTGATAGACTTCCGCAGCCGCGAGAAATCTATTACGCTCAATGAAATGAATAGTCGAGAGTAGATGACTACTCGCCATTGTTTTTATTTCCATCTGTTTACCCTCTCGGGTAATCCAGACATCTCTACTAATAATAGGCATAGTTACCTCAGACAGCGTAGGTGTTATTCGGGAAGTTTGTCTTGAATAGAGAGTGTGCCCCATAGAGTGTATTACCTGCGATTACTCCACCGGGGAATGCTGTATTCCAACCAACACCGCGAGAACCAATGGGAGTAAATACTCCATAAGTTCCTACTGGCTTGATTGTCATATTCTGTAGGCTAAAGTCATTGATAGGGACCATTGGCTCAGTCTGACGCAAGAATGCGCCACCATCCTGAACACAGACACCACCATCAAAATGAATATCCTTTGGTTCTCTACCTAGCATTACAAGAGCGCCAGTTCCGCCATTGCGTGCCATAGAGATTTCCCAATTACAGTTAATGAATTTCCAGTTATTACCCTGTCGCGTAGGTGTAACTTGTCCAGCATCATTGGTATGCTGACCGTAACCAATACCATTAACGCCAGCACCTACGTTACGGATGTTACAGTTCTCAAAGAGAACATTCTGAACTACTGCATCTGGTGAGTTACCATAGTTAACAGCAGTTAATACAATAGCTGAAGCTGTCTGACCTTGCTTCCAAACATTCTCAAGAGTGCAATTACGAACTACTACATCCTGAGCGGACTTCAGTTCAAAAGCATTCTTACAAACAATAGCCTGACCCTGCCAAGCTACTGGCCTAGTGAATAGACAGTTCTCGAACAATAAGCCAGTTGCGATAGTGTTCGGTATTACGGGAGGATTACCACCCGCGAGGAATGGAATAGAACCAGCCTCTAATACTGAGTTAGTTACTTTTAGTGGACCGGGTGTATTCCACATCGCAATAGCCTGAGACTCTTGTCCTGCTCTGCGAATGTTGCGAACTTGAATGTTGTCTATCTCGACAAACATAGCATCATTCATAATGCCACGCTTGGTAGTGCCATCACCATTAATGATGAGCCCACCATTCAGAACGATGTGACTTTCTCTGAGTATTACAACGTCATTACAGTTAGGCGGTGCCTGAATAGTTCCGTTACGCAGATTAAGTGGCTTATTAACCACAACAGCCTCAACGAATGTATTCCCAAGCAAGTCGAGGATAGCCCACTCAGGAGCATCATCTATTGCTTTCTGTAAGTTTCCCACTACGGGAATAACATTAGAAGGACAAGGCTGGTCACTAATTCTAATCAGTGACACCTGTCTCTCTATTTCGTTTAAGGCTGCTCTCTGCGCATCATTAAGCATGGTTCCCCTTATGCGTGTGTCTGTCTGTGAATATTTACGAAGTCACCGCGCATCGTATATTCCAGAGTGCCGATAGCACGCTCCTTCTGTCCATCTGAGTGAATAGTCCCGTAATCAATCTTGATACGGTAAGTCTCCTTTGTATTGTCTCCAATATTAGTAGGAGGCCACGTTAGGACTGTCATTTCCGCCCATTGATGTGGAGTATTCATTTTCTCCACGTCTTGAAGTGCCTTGCGAAATGCAGGGAAGTTAATGTTCATTAGAATCTCACTTTCGAAGTGACAGCCACTTTAGCGCGGCCTTTATTCTTATCATTGAACTTATTCACGATAGTCTGTGCAAGTTCCTTAGCGAATGAATCCTGACTCCATACAGGGGCTTCGCCTTTGTTATGGACAGCATGAAAACGATGACGCTTACCCTCTACAGTCTGGTCCAAGTATTCATCAACAGTTCCCTCACCCTCAAGGCAGGTAATGTTAATTACTTTAGAAGTTTGACCGATACGACGGAAACGACCGGGCGTTGCTTGGTCCTCTTTACCGGGATTCCACTGTCTTTCATGTAGAATACTATCACTACATGTTTGGAGGTCTACGCCCTCACCACATGCTCCTGTGGATGCAATGAGAATCGAACGCTTAGAATTATTGAACTCAGTCTGCACTGCATGACGTTCTTCCGAGGACAAGTCAGATGTAAAGCGCATTACTTTAATGCCCTCATCCTTGAGTGTCTGCGCGAGAGTATACCATTCAGGATTTGATTCCTTCTCGGTATTCATCATCGCGTTATACATCAGGAGGCCCACATCCTTATGATGCACAAAGATGGTGAGCTTACGTTCTGTTTCCTCTACAAACTCCTCAGTGAAACCAAGCGTAGCTGGAATCTTCGCAAGTCCAGTGATATGACGCATCCGTGAGAGCTGTGCGAGGATTTCGATGGATGATACTTTATCTTCTTCTCCACCGATAATGATGTTGTTATACCAGGCCACGAACTCTGACGTAGCATCATCGTAAGTAGACTGTGAGAACTCATCAAGTTGCACAGGCATCTTGACTCGATTAACTTCAGGGTATTCATCCATCACCTCGTTGTATTCACGACGGATGATGAGATTCTCAGTGTATGCCTTGAACTGAGGAATCTTGCGAATACCACCCATCTTCTTCTTATTACCCTGCCAGAAGTATTCGACCCACGTATCGAGGAAGTGCTGATACGAGTGAAACTTGTATGGGTCGATGAGATTCATCGCGGGGAACAGTTCCGCACCACGATTATTCCACGGTGTTCCTGACAGCTCGATTACTTTACAATCTGCATTAGCTGTAACGAGCTTACGAACTTCCTGTGTTCTACTCGAATCAGGATTCTTAATCTGCTGACATTCATCGAGCACCACGAGCTTAATGCCCATCTTGTGCAGCTTTTCGCGTGGCATCCGTCGCAGTAAATCATATGGAATGATATACAGCTTGAGGCCCGGCATGATGAAATCTTTGGACGTGCTGATAATCTGCCCAATAAACTCGGGTCCGAGCCAGCGTAGTGCCTGCTTTAACCACTGGAATTTAATAGCAGATTTCGTGACTACCATTACAGGACAGCATGTCTTGTAGTGAAACTTGATATAGGCGAGAGCCTGAACAGTCTTACCGAGGCCCATATCATCGGCAATCAATACACCCTTTTGCATTGATAGGCCAGCTTCAGCGAAACGTGCGCCGATAACTTGGAAATTGAATAGCTTGAATTCACCACAACGAATACACTCGTTACGGTTAAACTCATGTTGGCACGCCTTGATTTCTGGTTTCCAATCGTTGGATACCATCTTATCGAATGGTGTGCCCTTTGGAATGATTTTCTTAACAATGTGGAAGCATTTCAGAGTGATGAGTTTAACCTCATTACCCTGCTTGTCTACACTGTTGATAGCGAATAGCTCGACAGCTACCTTGCCACATTCAGGACATTTATCCTGCAAGCGAGTAACTACGTGCTTCACTTCACGAACTACTTGCTCCACAACTTTCTCAGTTACCTGAATTTCAACTGAATGACCTGAGCGAATAGCGTCAATAACGTGTGCAGGCATGTTAAGTGTAGAACACGCCTCAGTATTATCGCAGCCAATTTCACGAGCCTTAGTAGCCCATACGGGACCATGACCATAGCCCGGTCCTACAAGCGCGTGGGCAATCTCATGTAGAATTGTGCAGACTACTTCTTTGTAGGGGTGAATGTCAATATGGTGAGCATTGAGCATAATCACTTTATCCTTGTATATGCAAATACCAAGGAATGAATGATTAGGGTCGGCAGTAGTGCGGACGCTCCAATCTTTTAGACCATGTTGATTGAGCTTCTCACGCGTAAATGTTACGGCAGTAGTTCTATCCATTAGTTGCCCCCTTTTGGGAACATCAGTTCATAACACTTCGCACATACAGCCTTTTCACCACGGCTC